CAGCGTTGATGGTGCGGAACTCGCGGCCATGAATCGTCAGGCGAGTGCCTGAATTGGGTCGGACGATAACGAAGTCACCGACCTTGCACGACGGTCCACTGGGGAACCGGGTCTTGTCTGCGTAGGCGTCAGGGCCAATCTTGACCACGAACAGAACAGGAGTGAGTACTTCCTCATAGTGCATGGTCTTGGAATCCTTGATGAGTCCGACCTCACTGTCTTGATACTCTTCCATCGCCTCTGGGACAACGCACAGAAGGTGATAGGTCTTGGGTTCAGGCAACTGCTTGGCTTTCTGTTCAGAAGCCTTGTTCAGCAGCGGCGCGAGGTCAATAGCACCCGCAAAATCAGTCATCAGCATGCTCCATTCGTTGCACGAGGTCGTTAATGATGGCTTCTGCGAGGCTCAGACCCCGGATGATCCCGCAGACGTTTCGGTACTCGTCAAAGTTGATGGCCCGACCCGCGCCCAGAAAGGCGATGTTGTCGGCCCTCAACTTGTCGATCTCTTTGGCCACATGGGCCAGAACTTTTAGGTCATTCAACTCTTGTCCTTCTTAGAGGTTTGTCTTTGCGCAGCGGCCATCTGCATGGCCATCTGCGCCCGGTGTTTGGCGATGTCAGCGCCAATCTTTGTGCCATCAACAAGCTGCTGCTTCTGCAATTTGTCCTTTGCAGCGGCTGCGGTAGCCGCGACTTGCATGGCAGCGATCTCCTTTTGAGCCGCGATCCGGGCCTTCTCAATTTCGAGTTGGTCGGCTTTTGCAGCGGCTTCAATCTGCTGTTTCTGCGCCTTGAGTTGAAGGTCTTGTTGCTTGAGTTGAAGTTCCTGCATCTGCATCTGGACGATCGGGTCCTGCATCTGCTGTTGAGCAGCGGCGGCTGCGGCCTGCTGCTGGTTCTGCTGGGTGATGGCCATTGACGCCTGAGCCACCATGACAGCGATCTGGTCGGCGATCTCCGGGGCCACCTTCTTGGTCTGCTCCTCGTTGGGCAGGATCATCCCCGTGGCCATCTCGACCTGCTTGCGATACTCGAAGCCCATGTGCTCGTTGATGTGAGCCATCGTCGCAGCCACGATCATCTGCGCCTGCGGGTTCATCTGCATCAACTGTTGAATCTTCGGGTTCTGGAGCATGGCCATGTGCGTGGCAATATGCGCCTCGTGGTTCTGCTCCATGAACGCCTTGACCGGCTTCATCGTCAGCAAGTCCTGGTTCTCCGTGACGGGGTCCTTCGGAGTCAGGTCGTCCTCGATCGGCACCAGCTTCTGAGCGTTCTTGATCCCAAGCACGTCCAACATCTGACGGTTGAGCAACGCCATGTTGAACAACTGCGGCGACGCCTGAGCCAACTGGAACGCAGCCTGATACTGCACGATCTTCTGTGCCATCGTGGCAGCGTTGGGGTCGCTGACCGGGATCACATCCGTGCTGTCGTAGTCACCTCGCCGGGCCATCCGCGAGCCTTCCTCCGGCTCGTAGGAATACTCCTCGGGCGTGTAGTCAGCGATGATGTTCTTGAGCAGACGCAACTCCTGCTTCATCGCATAGTGCAGTCGAGCTTGAACTGCGCTCATCACCTTCAGCGTGCGCTCAAGGATGGCCAGGGTGGTGCCCACCGGAGCTTGTGCTCCCATGTCGCTGACCTTGATGTCACCTGCCGAGGCAAACGCGCGGCCTTCCTGCACGATGTTCTGGAACAGAGCAAACAGAACTTGGCTCGGCTCCTTGTCTGGCAGGGGCAGGATGTTGTCGCGGATCGAGCCAGACGGCACGTCTACATCACGGAACTCGCCGGGGGCGATCGGGGTGTCATCTCCCTTGACCCGCAAGCCGCGTGACTTCAAGCCACCGGGCAGGTTGGACAGCGTGCCAGCATCGACCAACTGACGGATCAGCATCGTGGCCGACTTGGCATATCCACCGATCAGGTGGATCAGCCCGTAGCCATAGAAGCCAAAGCCAGGGATGTACTGATAGTGGACGAAGTGTTCGCGCTTGAGTTTGAGCTTGTCGTCCTCGTACCAATTGCGACGGATGGCCAGGACGGTGCGGGTGGCCTTCTCTACGGTAACGACGTACGGTAGTGCAATCCCGGTGGGGTTGCCGTCCTTGTCTGTGTCCTCGTAGCCCTTCAAGTCCAGAACGACAGACATCTCCAGCAGCCGGTAGCGGTCGTCCTGCATGGCCGTCATGCCCTGCTCTTCGGCCTTCTGCTTCTCAATGTCGTCCAACTCACGTGAGGGCTCGCCCAGTTCTACTTCGCGGTAGAACCCAGCGGCCTGGAGTTTGGCGATCTCGTTCTTGGTCTTACGCATGACGTGCGTCACGCGCTCCGCACGCTCCAAATTGGCTGCACCGTAGGGCACCACGATGTCCTCAGCGGGGATGAACATCGCCACCTGACGGCCCAGACTCGGGTCGTAATAGACCTTCTTGAACGCTGAACCCGAAATGGGCAGGTTCCACAGCAGCTTCTCGTGCTCAGGACGATACTCCTGCATCACGTCCGTCAACTGATAGTTCATGTCCTCCTGGACACGCTGTGCTGCGTCCTGCTTCTCCGGGGTGTCCTTGCCCAAGATTTTGGTCTTGACAGGCCCAGCAGCCGGAAAAGTCTCCATGATTGCCTCTGACTGGAACCTCACGACAGACTCCGTCAGCATCGGGTGGAACACACCACACGCACCCTGCCACGGCTCTGTACGTTCCTCGTACTTCAGGCCAAGGAGCTTCAAGCCATCGACGTAGGTCTGAATCCATTCTTTGCGATCTCCTTGGTCCTTGGTGAAATCGTCCACCAGATCGTTGCCCAGACTCTGGAGCACGTTGTCGTCGATGAACTCGGCGAGGTTGGCATCAAAGTCCTCAGACGTCTTGGGCTCGGGACGCAGTTCAATCTCCACGTCACCCATGCCGATGCTGACCGACTCAGGGTCTTCAATCTCAATCTCGATGGGCTCCATCTCTGCTGCCATCGCGTCTAGGCCCAGGGGCGCGCCGTACAGAGCCTTGTCAATTCCGCTTGTTGCCATGATCAATCCTTACACCGTGTAAAACCGTTCTTTGCGTGGACTCATGAAGTACCGAATGTCGTCCTGCTCATCGCTGGGCAGGCGGATAAACCCACCCTGCCGAAAGCGCAGCAGTGCCAACGTGGTCGAGTCCACAAGGTCGTCGTTTGTGCCGGATGGGAAGTCGTTGCACTCTTCAATAACTTCCTTGGCCCAGCGTCTATCGGGAGCCCATACTATCCCACTACGAAACAAATCGGAAACCGCATTTACGCGGCTTATCTTGTCCTGGCCTCTGCCCGGCGTGAACTCGCCGATGGGCACACCCATGCGCCTGAACTCCTGGTACAGCGCCGCACCGTTGGACTTCTTCTCCACCATGAACGCGTCAGGTTGCCAATCCTTGTACTCCTCCAGCACAAGCTGTTTGAGGTCAGGAAACTCCATGCGCTTCTTGATGGCGTTCAGAAGAATGATGTTGTAGTTGCTTGTCTCTTCGTTGAAGAACACGCCCCACGTAGTCAGAGCGTTGTAGTCCGCGCGGTTGTTGGATTCCTGCGCGGCGTCCAGAGACATGATGGTGAACTCACAGGACGGTGGGTCGTCCTTGTCCCATATCTGCCACCACTCTCGCTTGATCAGCGCGCCTTCTTCCGAGACGGGGTTCTGCATGTACTGGGCCTGCCAGTACCGGGGGTCCATACCCGCCTTTTTGGCCAGCAGTTCTTCTAGGCTCCAGAACTCGCTCCACAGCGGCTTTTCGTTCAGGATCGCGGGGAACTCAACGACTTCCCACTCGTCTACGCCTTCTTCGCGCCCCATCTGCGCAATGATCTGCCCCGTGAGGTCCAACTTGGACCAGCGTGTCATCACAACGATGATTGCACCGCCCGGCATAAGACGCTGAATAGGCCCAGACTGAAACCACTCCCAAGCAGGCAGAAAAACATCGGGTCGCCCCAGCTTAGCGTCTTGTTCAGAATGAGGATCGTCAATGATAAATAGGTCAGCACCGCGACCAGCAAGGGCACCACCCACGCCAATTGCGAAATACTCTCCATTGAAGTTCGTCCCCCAACGACTGGCTGATTTGCTGTCTGCTTGCAGTTCTACCTGCGGGAAGATGTCCTTGTACGAGTCAGAACTGACCAGATTTCGCACCCTACGGCCAAAGTTCACCGCCAGATCGGCAGTGTGCGAGGCCATGATGACCTTTTTGTGCGGATATTTACCCAAAAACCACGCTGGCGCAAGATAGGAGATGAGTTCTGACTTGCCGTGGCGTGGCGCAATGTTCACAATCACGCGTTTTTTCTTCCCCGAGGCGATTTCCTCGAAGATTCGGGCCAGTCTGCGGTGGTGTGGACCGACTTTGTACCCCGGATAGACGTGTTCTGCGAAGGAAAGTAAGGAATCGCGCCCCAAAATCTGCGCAGACTCGGCATCCCACGCCTTCAGAAGCTCCAAAGTCCGCTTTTTGTCCTCCAACGACATCGTTGGAAGCAAATTTTTCAGCGTTTGAATCTGTTCAGGCTTGATCCGCATCGGTCTGAGGCTCAATGTCCGTCACATCCGTCGGAATCACACGCGTTTTCACGTCGATCGTGCGTTTTTCGAGCTTTTCCAGCGTCTCAAGTAGCTCTTTTTCGACTTCTTCGATGCTCTGCTGCTTGACGGTCATCTCCGACCGCTTCTTGAACGCATCCACACCGTCAATTTCACCCAGCGAACGTAGAGCAGTAAGCCGTATCTTCGCATCTGGATGCTCTGTCTCCGCCACCAGCTTGTTGACGACATAGGTCTTCAAATCCGCCAACTCCTTGACAACCAAGGAATCATGTTGTGCAACAAGCCCAGCGAGATACGCAACCGTAGGATTTGTATACGTGGATAGCTGAGCGGCCATCGCTTTGTTGCCCAGCATCTTTTGAGCGACTTCCAACGCTTTGCCTCGCTCGGCTTCAGTGGGTTCTATGGGGTTGCCGGTCAAATCAGAGATCAGTTTGACCGTTCTGGCGCGCATCTCCAACTCTTCACGCTCTGACAGGTCAGGCAGGGCTTCCGTTGCAGAAGCCGGGAGAGGCACATCGAAATCGATGTCAGGAACAAGTTCGTCCATAGGAGGAAAAGGGCACTCCAAAGTTGACATCAATATAGCACGGCTTTTTGAAAGGAGGTAGGGACTCCTACCGGGGGGTGTTGGGAAAGTAGAAGTTATTACACCTAGGGTTTTTACTTAAAAGGGGGGAGGGGGGTGCGGGGAAGTTTGGGAAGTGGTGTGGTGATTTGCGCGGATTATGGGGTGTGGGGGGCGCGCGGGGGACCCATTCAAGATTCGGGGGGTGGGGGGTGCGATCCGGCGACTACTGGACATTCGATACCGGTATGGGGCATATATAACTCATGGGAAGCGCAGAGGGCGCGACCCGCAACCCGGAGACTGAGATGCAAACACTCTGGTATTGGCTCACTCGCTACATGGTAGCAGTCGAGTGGGACGGCACCCGCAAGGTGCACTGGGCAACGACTCCTCGCGAGGCGTTGGAATGGTCGGCGTGTTACCCGGCAGATGCCGTGGTGATGGTCGGCAAGCGCGGGACGCTTCTGGCGGCTCGCTACTGAAACCGGGGGCTTCGGCCCCCCATCTTTGGAGATTGTTATGACGCACTACACAGTGGACTACAACGCGCTGCCCGAGGGCGAGAAGCGCATCGCCAAAGCCTTGAAGGACTGCAAGGACTGGCTCGGCACGCGGCAGTATCGCGAGATCATTCGGATCATCAAGACCGACAACGGCCGCACCTCGCGCAACATGCTGCTGCTCGGGTTGTCGCTGCGCGGCATCCAAGGCTACCCTGCCGAGGTGATGATCGATGAGTTCTGGTCACCGCAGCGCAGTCTGTTCGATTGATCAACAGGGGGCTTCGGCCCCCGCTTTTTTGGAGCATGGAAATGAACACAACGGAATTTGTGGAGATCGAAACAATTCAGCCTATCATTAACAATATGCGCCGCATATTATTTAAACCGGAAACGTTAACGCACGATGATCGCCGCGATCTTGAAAATTTGTTAGCGTTATTAGAAGCCCGAATTAAAGGGAATTGATCACGGGGGCTTCGGCCCCCTTTTTATTTGCCCTCGTTTTTGATGCCAGTTCTTTGTCGTCGCGCGCGAGTGGGTGCGCGTGCCGATCTGGCGACGGGTTGCTTTTCCGGCCCGATACAGGGCATATATAGATACCGGGTAACGGGCGTTACCCGGATCAACGCTCACGGGAGAAACTATGAGCAAGCAAAACGGACGCGGCATTTTCAAGAATGCCATTCAAGTGCGCACTGAATCTATCGGAATTGCCCGAAAGAATGTCAGTACCCTAAAAGCTCACCGCGCAGAGCTAGTGCACGTCGCCAATCGGATGTTTGATATTCTGGGCGACAATCAACACGACCTGGATAAGCCCAGGGTTGATATGCACATGAACATGACCTGGGACGGAAAGCCTCAAATCTATGTGTCCTATCGGGGCGCTACGGGTTTCAAAGACGACGGCCTGATGGTGGCCATGTCCTACCTGATGGGAATCGGGTTCGACGATAAGGGCAAAGGGTTTGAGAGTGCAGAAATGTTGAATCGCGAATACGAATTTGCACGGGAAGATATTCACGTCAAATTCGACGTCTACGTTAGGTCTGACAGCCCAACATGCCGAAAGGTTGTTGTCGGGGAAGAGACGACAACGTACAAAACGTACAAGATCGAATGCGACTGATTGGCCAATCGGTTCGGGTCGGGGCTTCGGCCCCGGCCTTTTTTTGTGCCCGGCTTTTTGATACCAGTTATGTGTCGTCGCGCGCGGCTGTGTGCGCGAGCGTGGCGCTATTTAGGGGTTCCGATCCGGCGGAAGCTTTACTTAGCGGGACGGTACCGGGTATATATACATTACCGGACAACGGGCGTTGTCTGGAAAAACCGTTCAATATGGAGTCACCATGAACGCAAAAACCAAAGGGGCCAACGCGCCCCAAGTTGAAATCCGCACTCTGAAGGATGCGGGTTACCGTGTCGCCAAAACCCGTGACGGCAAAGCCGAAGCCGCGCGGTTCGTTTTGGAACAATGCCCCGATTTCCTGGACAACCCCACTGATAGCGTGGTCCAGGATTTGTCCGAGGGTTTCATGCTTCGTCACCATGAGAACAAGGGCGACAAGTTCTACGTTCGAGGTTCCGATACTGGGGTAATGGTTGAGTGCGAACCCGGAACCCGGGGCGCTACGGTTATCAATGTCCACGTTGCAATGGCCTACACTAGCCAACAATTCGGACGGCTGAAGGCTGATGACCCTGCCCTGTATGGCGTGATTGGCCCGGTGCGTGATGCATGGAGTAAATACAAATCGGAATGTATGTCCGATTTGAAGGGCGCGATTCGCAAAATCTTGAACGGCGGCAAAAGCCGCGAACGCGGTGCAAACAAGGATTTTGCCAAAGCCCTGGTCGAGATGTTCGATTTGTACGATACCCGCGCCAAGAACTGCCAAGCCCGTGGCGATGACACCGCCGACCCGGTTAAGTTCAGGCTTGCCCGTGATGCCTTCATGAAGGTATACGGCTAACGCCATGCCCGACCCGCCGCAAGGTGGGTCGGGCTTTTTTTCGTCCCTGCATCTTGATGCCAGTTCTGTGTCGTCGCGCGCGTGTGAGCGCGTGGGTCGAATTGCGCCACGCGATTCCAAGATTCCAACCGGCGATTCCAATTGGAACAAGGAATTGGAATTTTGGAACAAGTCAGGGGGTCTGTCCGTTAAATAAGACTTCAGACATACCGGAAATTCCAAGTTGGAACAGAGCTTTACACATAGACCCACTTTGTTCCAATTGTGCACTGCACAATTGGAACCGTGCAAGCCCTTGTTTTTAAAGGGAAAAACCCGGTTATCCACAGCAAAATTCCAAAATTCCAATTGGAACCGGGCGAGGGGCCGGGAAAAAGCGTGTTTTCGTTCGAGCCTTTTGGCAAGTGCAAACCACCCCCACGCAAAAACCACCTCCCAACCTTCCGCAACTTTTGGAATCGCTGGAATTTTGGAATTCTCTAACTTTTTACTACTCTAAGTAGTTGATTTATATAGCTTTTTCCTTGTTCCAACTCGATTCCAATTTTCGGTTCCGTTCCAACCCGATTTTTACACGTTCCGTCCCCACCGCCCCCCGCCTATCCCATAGATTCTCTTTCTCGCATACTCCCGCCTCGCTTCCACCCCCGCCCCTGCGGTACAAACGCTTTTGACCCACACCATCCCACAGACCGCAACACCGTTACATAAAAAAGTTATACAAGAGTATTGTAGTAACAGAAAAAAATGTTATAATAGAAACAAGTCGGGGAACATCCACAATGACCTCCGACTTAACGCTTCCGGGTCACCCGAAGCGCAATTCAACCTAGTTCAACTCAGTCAGGAGTCAGTCATGAAATCTGTGCAGTTCTACATCTCCCCCGCTTCTCCGGGGTTCGAGCAGTTGCCCCGTGCGGTGAAAGTCACGATTCGTAAGGCAACAATAATCCCACGTCCTGCACCTGCCCCGGTGCAAACGAAAACCTCCCTGGACACGGACCAAATCATTCGTGGTTTTGAGTCCGTCGACGACCCGTACGACGACGCGCATTACCTTGGCTCCAACAACATCGATGCGGATTTCGACATTGATGGCAGCTTGGAGTTTTGCGATTCCGACGGATCGGAAGAACTATCTGGCTTGACGATCGTTGAGCCAGCCTACGGCAACCCGCTTGCCATTCGCCGTTACTTGAACGGCTACGACATCCTGTAAGCAATTCACGGAGGAAACGATGAACCCCGAATACAGCGAATTGATTTACATGCTCAGGAAGTGCCGCGCCGTGTTGAACATGGCGGGTTACTACGACATGGTGGTTGCGATAGACAAACTTTTAGGAGAAACGGAATGAAGATCAGAACAAGCGAACTCATTGGCAATGCCCTGGACTGGGCGGTGTTGCAACTCGACGCGGAGAACCCGTCAAATGGGTTTTACTCCACGGATTGGGCCGATGGTGGGCCGATCATCGAGAGGGAAGAAATTGCCCTGGAGCCGATGACGGACAGTGACTACGGTGACGGGTGGTTGGCTACCCGCGTTGAGGGGCCAGCCGTGTGCATGGAGTTTGGGCCGACCATGTTGGTCGCGGCCATGCGTTGCTACGTCACGTCACACCTGGGTGATGAGATCGAAGTGCCAGACGAGCTAACCAAAAAAGTTGGTTCAAACGCTTGACCTACGTGTAAAGTTCCCCTATAATGGGGGCATAGACCGAAGTGTCGCAATACACAACGGCTATCTAGTCCTTCCGGTATGTCGGAAGTCCAATCAGTCATCAATCAGTCAGGAGTCAGTATGGGAACGCTCAAGTCCTTCTTCCACGATTACATCGCGGAACAGTCAGAGATTGATTTCTCTGCACATCCCTTCGCCCCGGATACGTGCTTCGTTCTGATCGAGCACGACGTCACCACCGGGGAAACCAAACCCCTCCACGTCTACACCTTCCGCGCCGATGCGGAGGATGCACTGCGTCTGTTCGAGCACGGACAGAAAAACTTCCACATTCCCGAGTATCTCGACTACCGCATCGCGGAGGTGGTGCAGTCATGACCAACCGAATGAAACCACTTTGCGCTGCGTGTGGTGACACGTTCAGCGCGGCACGTCGCACCGCCGGGTATCACTTGTGTATGCCATGCGGTGAGCAGCAAGCACGACGGTACAAGCACACCATCGTTCCGATGAACAAGAGCAACTACGTTGCAGTGACCGACTTAGCCCTTCTGACCCAACTGAACCCCAAAAGGACCGCATCATGAACTTTGAACTCAACGCCCCCCGCCATCTGATTTCTTTGGCTTCCTCCGCGCTCATCGTGAGTGTGGACATCAAGACATGGACTGCGACCAAGCAGGACAAGTCCATCAGCAACGAGGTGACAACATCGAAGAACGCCGACGCAGACGCTGCGCGTGTGACCAAAGTTTTGTTGTCCCATTCCCCCGAGCACAAGGCGCTGCTGAACTATCGGCAGACCGTCTATAACTGGCTTCAGCGTGAGACCTACGACTGGGCGGGTTCCATGCGGCTGCTGCCCACGTACAAGCTGGAGTCGTTCAAGAAACAATTCAACGACCACATGGCCGCGTTCAATGCGCTGCTCGACAAGTTCCTGGCCGCGTACCCTGGGCTCATCAGCGACGCTGCGTTCAAGCAGGGCGGGATGTTTAACCGTTCCGAGTACCCTGAAGTCCAAGATGTGCGCCGTCGGTTCAGCATGAAGTTGTTCACCCACGCCGTGCCTGAGAACGATTTCCGGTGCTCAATCTCCCAGGTGCTTGCCGACGACCTGAAAGAACATTACGAGGCACAGACGCAAGAGATTGTGGGCGGAGTCATGACCGATCTGACAAAGCGCCTTACGACCTACGCCACACGACTGCGCAACGCATGCGAGGAAGTGCAAGCCGAGGCCAACGAGGAAGCGAAGTCGGGCAAGGCCAAGCGCAGGAAGATTTACGAGTCCACGTTCGACAACGTGAAGTCGATGGTGGACATGATTCGTAACTTCAATCTGACAAACGATGCCGATCTGACGGAGGCCGCGAACAAGCTGGAGGCGATCCTGGCCACGCGCTCGCTGTCTGACCTGCGGGACAGCGCAGTCGCACGAGCCGACACGCGTGATGACCTGAACGACATCCTGAGCAAGTTCGCACCGATCAACGTGGCCGAGGTGAGTGACGATGAATAACGAGATGAAAGTAACGGTGCAAGCCAGGGGCCGATATGGCACTTGGTTTTATTACCCCGCGTGTGAGAAGGCCGAGCAGTTTCGGCAGATAGAAGGAGGCAAGACCCTGACCGCCCATGCTCTGAAGTGCATCAGACAGTTGGGCTACGAGATAGAGATCAATATAGAAGTTCCGACAACCCTGAATCGTTAATCACTGGAGAAACCAAAATGGCTAAAGTCAATTTCCGCACCACCGTTTCCTTGGAAGAAGCCAAGAACATCATCCGTGTCACGGGTGACGTGGTGACCAACATCATCATTTCCGAACCCGGTGTCGGCAAGTCCACGCTGCTCAAGATGCTGGAGGAGGAGATGGGCACGGATGAGTACGACTTCATCTACGTGGACTGCCCTGTGAAAGACATGATGGACATTGCCGCGTCCATCCCGAACCACACCACGAAGCAACTGGAGTATTACGTGTCGTCCCTGTTCAAGCTGGGCAATGGCAAGAAGAAGTGCATCATGCTCGACGAGTTCATGAAAGCACCGAAGCTGCTACAGGTAATTTTCACTCGGCTGATGCTTGAGCGTACGGTGGGCGACATCCCCCTGCCCGAAGGTTCGTACGTGTTCGCCACGTCGAATAACGCTTCCGATGGTGTCGGAGACGCAATGCTCGACCATGCGGGTAACCGTGTGTGCAAGCTCGACCTGCGCAAGTCCACCGCTGACGAGTGGAACATTTGGGCCACGAAGAACGGCGTGGCGCGTTCCATCCGTGCTTGGGCGGCGATGAACCCGAGAGCGTTCGCTAGCTATCTGGACGGCGATCAGGATGACAACCCATATATTTTCAACCCGGCAAAGGGCAAGCGTCAGTTCGTGTCTCCACGTTCCTTGGCTAAAGCGTCCGTGTTCGTGGATCGTAGGGATCAGTTGACCGAGAACGCGCTGACCGCTGCACTGGCTGGCACGATCGGTGAGGCTGCTGCCAAGTCACTCGCTGCGTTCATCTCGCTGGAGTCCAAGCTCATCAAGACGAGCGATGTCATCAAGGCGCCGACGACCGTCCCGGTTCCCGATGATGTTTCTGTCCTGATCATGATGATGTTCGAGGCAGTGGACACGATAAAGGTTCAGGATGATCTGAGCAAGTATATGGAGTTCGTGAACCGCATCAAGGCAACCGAGGTCCAGTCCGTGTTCTTCGTGATGATGCTGCGCACGAAGCCCAAGCTGGCCCGGTACAACATCGAGATTTCCAAGTGGGCCGTCGAGAACCACTACATCATGTGAGGTGAAAAATGAACCCCAAACAACTTGAAAAGATAAACGAGCTCATCAAGCGTGTAGCGACAGTATTGAGAGAGGACATAGAGAGTGATGACGGGTGTATCGATCCGTTGGATCACTTGACTGCACTCAGTCTCATGCTCTGCACATTCAGTATCGAAGCTGGGTTCAGCAGGGAACAATTCCTTGGCGGGATCACTAAAACCTACGACAGTGCAATAAACAACCGGGGGCGTCATGCAACTAACGACTGAACAACGCATCAAGAAGGCGCACGTTGCGCTGATGAAGCATCCCGAGACAGCCCTGTTCTCGGGTGTGCTCATGCTTGGCGAAACGTCCGTGGTGGACGAGGGGATCACTGCGTACACCGATGGACTCAACAAGAAGTACGGTCGCGCGTTCGTTGAGGCTATCTGTAAGAAAGACTCACAGTTGAACGCACTGGTGTTGCACGAGAACTTGCACATCGTGTTCCGTCACCTGCTGCACAACCGTGATCTGTTTGTCGAGAACCGTCAACGCGCGAACATGGCGGCTGACTATGTGGTCAATGATGTCATCACGCACATCAAGGACAAATCATTGGTCGAGCTTCCGGTAGGCGCACTTGTCGATGACAAGTATCACAACATGAACATGCGCGAGGTGTACCGTCTGCTCAAGGACGAGTGCGACGATGGTGACGGCGACGGTGGGTCGCAGGAACCGAAGCGCAGCAAGCAAGGTAACGGTTCCGGTGGGTCTGAACCCCAAGATGGGGAAGGCGGTGGTTACAAGTTCGACGACCACGACATCGACGGCGCGTCGCATGGCGCAACCGCAGAGGAGATCAAGGAGATCGACACCAAGATCGATCGTGCTTTGCGTGAAGGCGCGTTGTTGGCTGGACGACTTGGCGCAAATCTTCCTCGCTCGATCACCGAGTTGTTGGAGCCCAAGATCGATTGGCGTGCTGAGTTGCGTGAGTTCGTGTCGTCCTCGACCAAGGGCAAGGACGAGTTCACGTGGCGCAAGTTCAACCGTAGGCTTGTACCCAACGACATCTATCTGCCAACCGTAGAGAACGAAACGATTGGTGAGATTGTCGTGGCCATCGATACGTCAGGCTCGATCGACCAAGCGCAAATCAACGCATTCGCCTCGGAACTGGCTTCGATCTGCGAGGCTGTGGAACCGGAAGCGGTCCGCGTTTTGTGGTGGGACACGATGGTGCACGGTGAGCAGCGGTTCGCTGACAACTATCAGAACATCGGGGGAATGCTCAAGCCGCAGGGCGGGGGTGGCACTCGCGTGGGGTGTGTCTCTGATTACATCAACAAGCACAAGGTCAACGCCGAATGCGTGTTGGTGTTCACCGACGGCTACGTGGAGAACGATGTGAAGTGGAGCGTCAGTGCACCCACTCTGTGGCTTGTCACGCACAACAAGCGTTGGACGCCGCCATCGGGTCGGGTTGTAGCTTTTGAACAGTAACTTTCAGTTAGGAAACAGTCATGTCATACAACGACATTGCGTGGGTGTCATACGACAAACTCAAGAACCGTTCACAGGCCATGCAGCCGTACGTGAACACAACAGATACCTTCCCGCTTGGGGATCGTAGGTACTCGCACCGTCACTTCCGTGTGAGGAACGATGGTGTGTTTGAGCTTTATCTCGGCAACCGTGAAGTGATCAACGCCGGTCTGGAGTCACGACCGTCGAAGCGGGGAGGGGATAAGTACGCTGCGGAAGAATACGCTGGCAACTCTCTGATCGCGCGCGTGTACCCGGACAACTCGTTTGAGTTTCTCTCAAGACGCAGTGGTATGTCTGATCTTCTTTTCTACAACGCGCTGATCCCCAACACGCGGATCAACTGCAACAACAGGTTCGGTGGGGGCGTGATGACCAATGGAGGTGCGTCCTCGCACACGCATCCTCTGTTCCACGGACTGCGCGTGAACCTGAGTGATCTCTCGGTGCATCCCACGACAGACTATGTAACGTATCTGCCGACCCTGAACCGCAAAGAAGGCAAGCAGTTCAGCGCGGGGTTCGATGAGTTCCACAAGACGTGGCGCGTTCTGTTCGAGCCCATGCAGAGAAGCGCGTACTCTGAGATCGTGCGGGATTTATCCGAGGAATATCCCGCTGTGTTTACTGAGGTGCTCGGTTTCCACAAACAGTCAAACCATTACACGAACCCTTCGATTGATGGACAAGAACTGACCAACATGATCCTTGACCTGATCTCCAAGAAACGGTACGCCGATGCTGCGTTGGCCAGCCTTGGCTACAACTACTCTTGGGTGCTGTATCGCATTTACAAGAATCACAAGGAGAACATCAACTACATCTACAACTTTGATCCGACGCTTGCCAAGTCAATATCCAAGTTGACCGAGAACTGCATGAAGCACACGCCTCGGTTGTTCTCGCACCGCGCCATCGAGTCCGGCGCACCGTTAGTAGCGACCAAGTGGGGGCTGATCACCATGCTCAAGTCCACTGGCGAAACCGTAGTCCGTCTGTAATCACAGGAGAAAGTCATGGAGAACCTCATTTCCCACATCGCTGATCGTGATCGCACGATGAAGTTTTTTGAGTCAGACAACGCAAGGGTGTTGTTACTGAGAAATCTCGTTCGCGAGTTCTGCTACACCTTCAACACCAGGGTGGGCTTCCTCGCAAGTAAGGATTCAGACGGGACTGAAGCCCTCTACCGCAATCAACCGACCATCCCGATCTACACCATCGAAGGCATGCCGTGCGGCACTCTGAGGGTCAAGTTCGACCATGAGGGTGACTTCTACGCGTTCAACTCAAGCATGGTCTGCAAGGAGAAGGCGAGTGCTCGCAGTGACAAGTACACGCGCGACTCTACGACCGTCAAGGGGCTCATCAACGCAATCAAGCGCAACAAGGAGATTCCATCCCTGGAAGGTTGTATGACCCGATACAAGTACGGGATCGGGGACGCACTGCGCGCGACCTCTCGCGGCATTGATCGTCCGAATATCAACCTCTCATCCGAAGCGATGCTTGAACTGGTCAAGATGTATCTCGGTGAGACTGCGTACGTGATGCCGCACGACGACTCCATCCGTAAGGCGTATTCAGATTATCTTGAAAAGGCCGCTACGAACAGCGAGATGGAGAAAAACTTTAACCGCTTCAAGGAGGGGTGCAGAGGTATCGGCGTTCTCTCCACCGACGAGAAGCCCATCTATCTTGTGAGCGACATCACGTGGGTAGGGGACACGCCGAATGTCACCAATATAACCATTCACAAATCGCTGAGCGAGAACGAGCGCGTGGCGGGTGACGCCATGATGATCCGCACGTTCATGCAGGGTAACAACGGTACATCTGACAACGAACTGGGCGTCAGGACATCTGACCGTTACTACGCTGACATCGACGTTGCCACAGGCTATAACAATCACGAGTGCGTTTGGGTTCTCATCCCCAACCGTGGTGAATGAACGATCCGTGGGACAGACGACTCTATGCTCCGGTTGCCCATCCCGATCGTGATATGTATCGTGTTCCTGTGTGGGTCAGCGATGATGAGATCGCTATCGGCCTCGGCAGAGACATCTTTAGATACTACACACGCGCAAACGCCCCGAAGAAATTGAAGGCGGCGCTTGCGATGGTCAGCGCGTTTCCACAGGACAGCCGACCGGAGTGGGCGGTGAACCCGACAAGCGCGTACGTGCCGATGGACAACAGACAGAGAGACATAGGCTGGAGATTGACGGACGACTTCTACATCCTCGTCTTGGATGAAGAATTCCTCAACAATTGTTATCTGAGAGGATCAGGAGATGGCTGACACTCCCGAGAGAAAAGTTAAGAAGAAGGTAATCGATATTCTCAAACGGCGCGGAGCGTACTACGCTATGCCTGTGGCAAGCGGGTTTGGGAACGCGGGTGTCCCCGACATCCTCGCGTGTCTGAAGGGTCACTTTGTGGCGATTGAGTGCAAGGCCAACGGTGGCAAGTGCACGAAGCTGCAACTGTCGAACCTAGAGCAGATACAGCAAGCTGGGGGAACCGCCTTGGTGATCGATGAAACAAACATGCACGTATTGGAAGCAGTGTTGAACAGTATCAGCCCGGAGACAAAACCATGAACACGAAACTGTTGGAGATGGCGCGTAAGTTGTGGAACGTGGACTACGTTCCTTCCGAAGTCAATCGGCGCAACCAATTGAAATGGGCGCGTTCGATCCACAGATTGGGGGACAAATGGCTACTCGCAAAGTACGTACAAAAGAAAACCGGACTCCACTGAAGGAACCACAACCGAGCGTATGGCCCTTCCCGACGTACAAGGGTCAGCCGTACAAGGCTCCACGCAAGAAACGAATTAAGCCTTCCGACTACCCGGAAGCGTTGTTTTAGGAGACGAACATGCAACGAATGCAAGACGATGGACTCGACGAACTGGGCTGGGCCGCAGCAATGCTCGCGGCGCTGGGCTTTTTGTTCTTCGCGATTGTGTATTTCTTTCACTGGGCGGGGTGGCTATGAGTAGAGAAGACATCATCCGACTGGCGCGGGAAGCGGGGTTTGCTGATGGCGTGGTAGAGATTGTCGGGCTAGAAGGCTTTTCCCAGTTCGCCGCCCTTGTCGCCAAGGAAGAACGCACCCGCATCTACGAGATGCTGATCAAGATGCACACGCAGGAAGAGCGCCACAACTACTACATGTTCATCGCCAACATCATCAAGGAGTCGGCATGAAGTTGGTGGACTTCATCGCAATGGCGTGGCTACTGGCTCTGTTCCTGTGCGCGCTACTGTCGCCGTTCGTCATGCTTGGCATGATCATTTCTTACCTGTGGGGAGTGATATGAACCACATCGACCTGCTCAAACTCTGCCATGCCTATCTGCGTGGTGCGGAGATCAACGAACCAACCGGACGCAAGCCCATCGATCGTGACACACTTGCGCGTTTGATCAACCTTTACCTCAACGAACATCATGCCGTTCAGTCTCCCGAAGTACACATGGGACAAGGATCGTGAACTCTGTAAGCAATGCAAACATTACGAGGAACGTGCGCACAATTCTGGACACAACGCAGGAATTGTGGTCATGCTCTGCCACGCCAACCCGCACAAGGGACGAAGGGGCATCGGCAGTTGCATCGACAACCGTCATCGAGGACCGTGTGGCCCACTCGGCAGCATGTTCCACCCCATCAACGTCTACAGGAAAGGATTAGCAATCGGTGCAGACTAAGTGATACACAAAATCAATTGACATAAGTGTAAAGAGGGCGCATCATGCGCGTCCCTGTTTGTCTAATCCAGTAAGGAGAGTCTTTATGGCAACCGCCAAAAAACCCCGTAAGTCCCGCATGACCATCACGAAGTTCATTCAGTCCAACCCGAGCGCGAAGGCAGCAGACATCGCCAAGCAACTCGGTGTTTCAGTCGCATCGGTCTACATCGCGCGCAGCAAGCTCAAGAAGCTGAATGCCGCTTCTGCCAAGGCAGAAGGCGTAAACATCGACAAGGTGCACAAGCCCAAGAAGGTGTTCCACGAGGACGTCACGGCGCTTGCGTTCGACCCGAAGATGGATGTTCAGACCTCCCACGTTATTGACTTTGTCAATCACCCGCCTCACTACAAGGTGGGCGGCGTCGAGACGATCGACTTCATCGAGGCCAAGGGTCTTGGCTACAACCTCGGCAACGTGGTGAAGTACGTCACTCGGGCAGACCACAAGGGTTCCCGCAAGGAGAACTTGGAGAAAGCGCGTTGGTATCTTGAGCGCGAACTGTCGCGTTGCGCGTAAGAAGGGGGGCCGCATGGCCTCCCCTTTTTTGTCCAAAAACTTCTTTAGATAGCGGTGCTGACTTGAGTCTGATCACACTAGACTTTGAAACTTATTACGCAGATGACTTCAGTCTCACGAGGCTGACCACTGAGGAATACATACGCGACCCGCGCTTTGAAGTGATCGGTGTTGCGGTTCAGTTGGACGACGGCGAGCCCATGTGGTTCTCGGGCAACCGGGAAGAAACACGCAAGTGGCTGCTCCAGTTCAACTGGAAGGAGAGCGTCATGCTCGCCCACAACACCCTGTTCGATGGCGCGATCCTGCACTGGCACTTCGGCATCACTCCGATGGGGTTTGTTGATACGTTGTGCATGGCTCGCGCGCTTCACGGCGTGGAGGTGGGCGGCTCCCTGGCCAAGCTCGCCGAGCGTTATCAGATCGGCGTCAAAGGTGACGAGGTTGTCCATGCCAAGGGGAAGAATCGATGCCAGTTCTCTGCCGATGACTTGGCGCGATACGGTGGGTATTGCTGCAACGATGTGCGCCTGACGTACGACTTGTTCACCAAGATGTACCGGGGTCTGCCGATGGAGGAGTTGCGTCTGATCGACATGACTCTGAGGATGTTCACTCATCCGATGCTGTACGTAGACGAGGCAGCCCTACAGGAGCGACTCGATGCGCTGATAAAGGAACAAAACGATTTGCTCGACACACTCAAGGAGCGCCTTGAGTGCGAGACAGGCGAGGAAGTTCGCAAGAAACTGTCGAGCAACAAGCAGTTCGCTGAGGTGTTGAAGTCCTTCGGGATCGAGCCGCCCGTGAAGATCAGCCCGACCACGGGCAAAGAAACGTGGGCGCTTGCCAAAAAGGATGAAGGCTTCATAGCTCTGACGGAACACGACGACCCGTTCGTGCAACAGTTGTGCGCGGTGCGCCTTGGAACCAAGTCCACTTTGGAAGAGGGCCGCATCAAGCGGTTCATGGAGATTGGTCAGCGCAACGGTGGAAGCATTCCGATCCCCCTGAAGTACTACGGAGCGCACACGGGTCGGTGGTCGGGCACGGACAAGGTGAACTTCCAGAACCTGCCGAGCCGCGATCCCAAGAAAAAAGCTCTCAAGAAAGCCATCATTCCGCCCGACGGCTACAAGATCATCAATTCAGATTCATCACAGATTGAGGCGCGGGTGCTCGCGTGGCTCGCGGGTCAAGAGGATGTGGTGCAGCAGTTTGCCAACGGGCAGGACGTGTACTCCATCTTTGCCTCATCGGTATATGGACGGACTATCACCAAGGCCGATCCCATAGAAAGATTTGTGGGCAAGACCTGCATCTTGGGTCTGGGCTACGGGACTGGAGCGTTGAAACTTCAGCACACCCTGGCCACCACGCCACCTGGGGCCAAGCTCGACGAGGACGAGTGCAAGCGGATCGTCAGCGTGTACCGCAGCAAGAACCACAAGATCATCGACTTGTGGGAGGACTCAGACCGGATGCTGTCGGCCATGATGGAGGGCAACATCAAGCACCCCCTGCCGCTGGGCATGCACGAATGTGTCTACTATGACAACGAGGGCGTAATACTCCCTAACGGATTGCGCATCCGATACCCCAATTTACGACGAGCCGAGAAGGATGGCAAGTCCCGTATCGTCTATGACTCTCGCAAGGGAGAGGTCGGGATTTGGGGCGGGGCCGTGGTAGAAAACATCGTGCAAGCCCTGGCGCGGATCATCGTGGGCACACAGATGGTCGAGATCAACGACACCTACAAGGTTGTGCTCACGGTGCACGACGCCGCCGTGATCGTCGTGCCTGACGACGAGGTCGAGAGCGCCACGAATCTGATAATCAAGATCATGTCTACGCCGCCCGAGTGGGCCACGGGTTTACCCGTAGCTTGTGAAGCCAAAGTAGGAGCGACCTATGGCGACTGTTGAGAAATGGGAGTGCGGTCTACCGTACAACCCCCCACCGTTCGGTAGCCCAAACAGCACCACCTATTACAACTGGTGGAAAGCCGAGCGCGATCGGAGGTTGGCGGCGGCAGTCGCGGAGCATGCCCCTGACTTTGCGACGGAGAAGGCGGCGAGTGCCCTGCTGCGCAGGATATTCGACAACGAAGGCTGGACCTACGAAGAACAAGTGCGCACCAAAAGCGGCAAGGCGATCGACTTCGTGGTCGAGGGGCGCGACATCTACGGTGTGGTCGTGAAGTTCGGAGTCGAGTGCAAGCGCAAAATGACCAAGTACCACGAGGACGGGCTGGCCGCGACTGTCCTGGCTGACTATCTTGAACAAG